TCTCCCCAAAGTTCCAATTCTGTTTTATGTATTTTTTTATGTCCATATAAGTAAAACCCCCTGTATTGCTACAAGGAGTTTCAAGACAAAAATCTTAATACTGCTCGGAGCAATACTATTATTTCTTTAGGCCTTCGCCCAATTTATGCGCCCACTTTGATCCCAGTGTGGACTAACTGGTTAAGTTTGTAATGTCTAACGGTTGTAAAACCTCCAGCATCAACTCTTATCTCTATAACTGAGTCTCCTAATATTCCTCCGATGGCCTTGGCTACTAACTTTCCTTCAACTCCGCCTGTTGAGTTGCATCCAATATTTGAGACTGCCTCATTATAGAAAAAATACTTTTCACATCCCGATAAAGAGACTGTTCTCGCTGGTGCTGCTTTTTGCTCTTTAGTTTCTGAGTCTATATATGATACTGGGATTGGTAGAGTCAATTCTACCATATTCATTCCTTCCGGAACATTATCCCACACCATATCTTTTTCTAAAATTACTTTCCCGTCAGGGTATTTTGCTATAAACATTTTATTTAGGTTTTAACCCAATTTATTTTTTCTCTGTCTCAATGGCTTTGACTTTAGTTCTTAAAAATTGCAATCTTACTTTCTGGCTTTCAGTAATAGACTCGTTATTTTTAAGTTCTGTTATCTCGGCCATATAAGCAGGTAGATTAATCTTCTCCTGGCATGCTTCACAGACGAATGTTGAGAAGTCTCCTGATCCTGTCGTCTTAACTTTCTTGCCACAGGATTTACAAGTTATGGTTGTTTCTTTGCTCATATTTGTTAGACTGTTAATCCTATTTCGCCAGCATCGACTGTGCTTGCGGCTGGTAATGTTAACTTGTACGGACCAGCTGCCCAACTTGTTGAACTGTTGCAGTATCTAAATCCATGAGTTCCAGGAGTAATAGTTGTCCAAGATGGACTACCTTCTGTTCCTTCATTAAAAGCCCATGTTAGAACTGGAGCTGTGCCTGTGTAAGTATATCTAACCTGAATCATGTGAGCCATTGAACTTGCTGAAGGTACTGCTGCATCATAAGGAACTTCTGCTCCTAAATTGAAAGTGATAAACTCTCCTAATGCCGGTGTGTTTGTACAGGTAACATAGTTAGTAGTTCCTTTCAATCTATTTGGATTATCTGATCCAGCTGTTGCGGCTGCTGGTTTCCATGCTGCACCCGGAGAAGTTGCTCCTGCGTTTGTATCTACCGCATACAACATTGGAAGATTACTATTACCAGCTGTTCCAGTAAATATCTCCTTAGCAACTGTTGAACCGGCCGCATCTTTTGCCGGGAATGCTTGAGCATTATCCCATCCTTCTATCTTAGGAGCTGTTGATACTGCTTGACTGAATGTAATCTTAAATACATTCGCAGCATCATTATTGCCTGCCCCTGTGGCTTTATTTGGAATGGCCATGTTTCTTTTTCTTATTTTTTAACTTGGTTGATTTTCCAGCTCTCGACTTAAGCTTAGTATCGTTATCAACCATTTTGTTTTTTGGAATATACATGTTTGTTGAGGGAGGGGATTTCTCCCCTCCGCTCGATTAACTAGCTTCCTGATTCTGCTTCGTTTTTCAAAACATTGATTCCGTCTGGTAGTACCAATACATAACCAGCTCTTTCTACAATTCTCAAAGCAACCATGTCTTGTTCTGCTAAGTTGATTGCAGTCTGGCCATCTGTATCAGTTATAGTTCCTTCTTCAAGTAGCTTAACTCTGATCTGTTGCTTATCTCCTAAGATTGCACACTTCTTCAAATCTCCGAAGATGATCCATGGATCTCCAGCATCTACATCATCCGGTGCTGGTAAAGCATCAGTCAATTCGTAAGCATTGCCCCATAGTTTTCCAGGAGCACTGTCAGTTGGCTGTTGTAAAATGTATCTACCTTGTTCATCCTTCAACTGTTGCAATAAGATTTCTGTATCTGGATTAAAGTAGTATTTTGCATTCCTTCTGGCAGAAGCTGGTATACCTTTCTTCATGTTCAACAGATCGTCTGTGTGAACATTGGCTGTACCTGCTGTTAGCTGGTAAGTAACATTAACCGAAGCGTTGTTTAAGATTCCTGTCCAAGGAGTTCCTACACCTGCTAAGAATTGGAAGTCTTCTTCTACGCCAATTGCTTCAGCAAATAATTCTCCCAATAAAGACTTCAACGGAATGGCACTGTCTTCAATGATCTCTTCTGTCAACGGACAGATAGCGGCCATTTTCTTCAATGTCTGAGTTACTGGACTAAACTTAGGCTGAGTAGATGTTTTCTTTACACCTTCTCCTGTCCAATATACATTCACTGCGGCTGCTAAAGCTGTGATATCTCTTTCGTTACCAGGGCCACTGAAAGGAAGATACCTCATATTCCTTCTGGCTACACCGTAGTCGGGAATAAATCTATAAATTTCTGCTAACAATTCTGACGGAATAGTGATGCCTGCTTTTGCATCGTCAGGAGATACTCCAGTCGTAGATGTAGTCAAAGCCTTAGCTCTGGCATAATCTCTGTTAAGCAAAGCCTTAAAGAACTCTCTTGTTTCTTTTCCTTCTTCTTTTACTACTGTCGTTCCTGATTCAAGAGACTTCTTCCTGGCAAGATTTACTCCATCGAAGAATTTGGCTACTGTTTTTTGAATAATAGCCTCTGATCTTGCTTCAGCGCTTTTGTCAATTCCCTTATCTATCAATGCCTTCAATGACTTTTCGTCAATTCCATCATCATCGTCATCGTCGTCATCATCGTCTCCTTCCTCTTCCTCTTCGGATTCATCATCCTCAAGGGTTTTTGCGAACTTTGTTTTTGTTTCCTCATCTAAATCGGCAACGTGCTTTAAGATTAAAGCTTTTTCTTCCGCTGTTAAATCCGCTTCATTTTTAGCGAGGATTGCTTTTAATTTTTTACTCATGTTTGTTAATTATTTTACTTTTCTCTTTGTTTCTTTCGCTCAATAAAAACCTGATTGTTTTATTGAGACTTTTTATCAAGATTTTTTTGCCTTCTTTAGAAGGTTGTCGACCATTCTTTTTAATGGCAGTCAGGGACTTGAATTCCCTTATCGCCCGTTCTATTTTGTTTAATCTTTCTTTAATTTCACACCTGCTCTTTTCTTTTTCTTTTGTGTTTTCTATTTCGCATTCATTTCCGCAAATATTGAAAGACATATCTTTTGCCTGATCTTCGTCATATCCGCAATCTTTCAATTCTTTTATCTTCTGCTCTATCTGTGTATCACTTCCGGCCACTTTAAGAAGAATTGATTTAGCTTTTGCTTTTGCTGTATCAAAGAACTTCTTTAATGGGCTGACATCGATACCTGCCTGGACTGCTAAGGCTTCTGCGCTTGCTCCTACATTAACTAATGATAATTCGTACAAAACATTCTGCGTTAGCACCATAACATTATTAACGTCGTCATACCCTCCTTCGATAGCATCAAATCCAACGCTGAAACCTCTCATGTACCCTCCTGCATATAGCTTATAAAGAGTCATTGCGAAGTCGTACTCATTGGCGGCGAACTGAATTGCCCCGGATAGATTTCCTGCTTCGTTGAATCCTAACTCAATAACTTTTGCTACTGCCGGCTGCCAATGGTCATGCGCGAATAAAACTACTGGATTCTGTAAGAACTCATTTAATATCCATCCGTTCTGGACTACGATATCTCCCTGTCTGTCTTCTGTACCAGTTGAAAATACTCCTCTGATAATATAATTTTCAGCATCTCCTGGCTGTGGATCAATTATTGACTTTAATAATATCTTTTTGTATTTCATTTTATTTTATATTAGCACAAATTTTAATTTAATAATAGAACTATTCGATAAATGCACCTCCAAGAACACACCTGCAATTTGGCTCGGACGGATATTGCAAACCATTTGAGAATGTCTCGCTATTTAGAACTATCTCTCCGCCAACTCCTCCTTCGCTAATATCCAAATGTTCATCCCTCACCCTGTCATCTCCGGCATTTATCCATTCCTTGCCATTGACAACTTCGCTCTGCTTGAATGATTCAAGTATTCCTTCGTTGTTTGATACTGTTGCTTCAGTCCTTGCGATCAACTCGCTTCTGTATGTTGGAAACTCTGAATATACATTCTCAACCCTTTTAATCATATCGCCTATTCCTTCCCCATTTGCAATTCCTTCGGCCAACGTAGGAGATAGTTTTTCAAGCGTAGTATTATTCATTGACTTAGCAAAGAAAGCAGACCTCTTGTCGATAAACTTTTTTATCCTTTTAGTGTCAGTTGCAAAGATTTCCTGTGGTGCAATCGTTGCTAAAGATTCCATTCCAGCCTCTTTCAAAAACTCTTCGATGAATGGAACTATAAAATCAATAGACAATGCTGTTTCTTTTTTTATATCGAACACTGAATCAATGCTAAACTTTCTTTTTAGTGATTTTAATTTCTTGGCCATGTTAGCAACTAATCTGGCTTTCTGTCTGATAGCAAAATCGTCAGTGGCATCTTTCAACTTAGAACTCTTTGCATCAATCTTCTTGTTGACCATATCAGCATACATTTTCTTGATCTTAGGATCTTCAATCATTGACCTCTTTACTTGTTCTCCTTTTATTGATTTTTTCTTAGAAGGCTTTTTGAGCATCTGCTTGGCCACATATTCAAATATTCTCATTTTCTGCTTCAACATAAATCTACCCTTGAAAGAGTACTTGGATTTCTTAATCGATCCTTCTATAATTTTCTGATTATGCAAGCTATCTTTGTGAATCAAGTCTATCATTTTCTTCTGGTCTGCCAATGACAATCCTCCGATTGGAGACATCATTAAGGGCATATAAAAGCTCCATCCTCCCATAACAGGCGCTCTGTTCTCCATTTGCCTGACCTCATTGATCAAAAGATAGTTATTTGTTATTCCTTCGCTGTATTCCTTTAATTGTAATTCTCTGTTTGCTGGAGTCGGATCAGTGAAACTGTAATATAGATTTTCTCCGAAATCAGGATACAACATCTCCTCATTAAGCTTTTCGATGATTGATCTTACCTCCGGGACAATAGTCTCTGATAAGAAAACGTACATGCCGGCTTCTGCATTGGCCCTGTTTACATCTTCTGTAATTCCCAATACGCTCTTTGTCATTCTGAAAGCAACAAGAATATCATCTCTTGTCATTTTAGTTCCCTCTACGTAGTCCATATCTTTCTGATTCACAGATATCAACTGGTATTCCATTCCTCCGGTCAATAATCCTATTTTTGAAGAATTGCTAACTCCTTTATGTCTACTGTTCCAGTTCTTCCTTAATTCTTTCTTCTGCTTTGTAGTAAGATTTTTAGATGACTTCAATACTGCATCCGGCCTTGCGCTATTCAAGAAGAAGTCTCTTTGATATCTTGTTGAGAACTCTTCTGTTTGAATTCTTATCGATGCTGGCATCAATGCCGATATTCCGGTATATACATTCAACGGATCCGGATTGTCTTTGAAATGGATTATCTCTTCCGGCTGAAATAATACTGTCGTTCCGTCTGCCTTTGTAAACTTATATCCGGCAATTACTTTCAATGGATCTGTAATAACGGTCATCATATCGGGCCTTAGATTCCATAACTCAACTACGTCTCCGCTATTATTCCTTACCTTAAAAATAAACGCATCTCCTGCTGTCTTTTTGTTTATAATAAGTGTTGATAAAAACTCTGCCTTTGTTTGTAATTTGTTTGGCCTATAAATTAAATCAAGTGCCGGATGAGTTGATATCTGCTTCATGTCTCCTTTTGAATTGACTATCTGGCTCAAATTGATTTCGATAGATCCAACCTTCTCCGATATTTTACTTATGCATGCAAAAACATACAGCGACTTGCTGTATCTTTCCATAAGTCCAGTCGTTCCTAAATCAGGAGATATTATTTTCTGAAGTAACTCTACTGCTCCAGACACTCCACCTGATTCAATTCCTTTTTCTTGATTACCTTGAAATAGTTTTTGTATAAAGTTTGCCATTCTTTGTTTTTTTTATTTTAGCATATTTTTAATACTTTAACAATTACAACCACTCTGCGCCTACATCACAAGAATTAAAATATGTATAGACAGCATATCTGACAGCATCCATAAAGTGATCGTTGTGCTTTACCGGCTCATCAAGTCTCCTTCCATCCTTGCCAGTCTTCCAAGAA